ACGCTCCCGAGAAGCCTGCCGCCGCTGATCGTCCGCAATCTCCGGTATGCCCGCGAAGTGCGGCCGCGCCAGGACAAGCACGCCCACTATGAGCAGCGAAAGGCGGCCTGGCTTCACCAGCACCCCAACGCGACGGCGGCCGAGTACGAAGCCGCGATGAGCAGGATTGCGCGCGAATGCAAGGTGTAGCCATGAGCATCTACGCGATGAACCTCGTCTGGCAGAACTACCAGCGCGGGGGATCGGAGAAGCTTGCCCTGCTGGCCTTGGCCGACTGGTGCGACGACCGGGGCGAAAATCTCTATCCGTCGGTCGGTGCCGTCGCGAAGAAGATCAGCTCATCGGAAAGTCAGGCGCGGCGAATCCTCCACGGATTTATCGAGGAAGGTCTTCTCGAGGTCGTCGGCAACCACAATGGCGGTGCACCTGGGCAAAGCCGGCGCTACCGCCTGAACCTCGAAAAACTGGCCGAGACGCCTAGCGTAGATGCGACCCCTTGCATGGATGCGAGGCCTAGCACCGATGCGCGAGACGGCTTGCATGGATGCGCGAGACGGGTGTCACCCATGACACCCAAACCACCATTAACCATCAATAACCACCAAGAGAGCATTTCTTCCGAAAAGAAAGCAAAGGGAAAAGCAAAGCGATCGGAAGAATCGTTGAAGCCATTTCTTGAGCGTTGCAGAGCAGAAAGTGTGAAGCCGATTCCTGAAGACGATCCGATTTTCACGTATGCGGAAGATGTGGGACTGACCACCGAAATGCTCGGACTGTGCTGGTTCATGTTCAAAAGCCAGTATCTCGAAACCAGCAAGCGGTATGCAGACTGGCGTGCTCACTTTCGCAACGCGGTGAAACGCAACTGGTACAAGCTCTGGTTCATCGGCGCAGACGGTACCGCAGGCCTGACCACAGCCGGCCAGCAAGCGCAACGCGAGATGGCAGCCAAAGGAAGGGACTCGAAAGAATGAGAGACGACATCCAAACCGCGGCGCCGACGCACTCGGCCGAGGCAGAGCAGTCGGTACTCGGCGCGCTGCTGCTCGACAATTCGGCAATCGATCGGCTCGGCCGACTCCGCCCCGAAGACTTCTACCTGGCAGACCATCGGACGATCTTCACCGCGCTGGCCCGACTGATCATGGCCGGCAAGCCGGTCGACGTGATCACGGCTTTCGAAGCCTTGTCGGCGTCCGGCAAAGCCGACGCCGTCGGCGGCCTACCATACCTCAACTCGCTGGCGCAGAACACGCCCTCCGCGGCAAACGTGCACCGGTACGCCGAAATCGTCCGCTCCCATGCCGACCGGCGCGCGCTGCTGGCAGCACTCGACACCGCAAGCGCCGCTCTCACCGGCGGCGGGGACCTGGCCGAGACGATCGAGAAGGCGCAGGCGTCCATGATGGCGCTGACCGAGCGCCGGCAGGTTCGAGAGCCGCGACCGATAAGCGAGATCCTGACCGCCACCGTCGACCAGATCGACGAGCGCTATCAGGCCAAGGACGCCCCGCGCGGCGTGCGCACCGGTTTGCGCGACCTAGACAAGCGGCTGAACGGCATGCGGCCGGGCGAGCTGCACATCCTCGCCGGCCGCCCGGGGATGGGTAAGACCGCCCTCGCCCTCCAGATCTCATGCAATGTGACCCAGGACGAGCAATCCGGCGGCACCGTGCTGTTCCTGTCACAGGAAATGGAAGCGCCCGAGCTCGGCGAGCGCGCCCTGGCCTTGGCCGGCGGCGTGTCGTTCGAGCGCATCCAAACCGGCAGGATGGCAGACGACGACTGGCCTCGCATGACAGAAGGCCTTGGAAGGCTCTACAAGGCGCCGTTGCTGATCGATGATAGTCCGGCACTCACCTTGCGCGACGTGCGCTCCAAGGCCCTCGGAATCAAGCGCAAGCACGGTCTTTCGCTGGTGGTGATCGACTACCTGCAGCTGATGCGCGGCGCCGGCGAAACCCGCGCGCAGGAAGTCGGCGCCATTTCGCGCGGCTTGAAGGCGCTTGCCAAGGAACTGAAGGTCCCCTTCCTGGTGCTCTCCCAGCTTTCCCGGAAATGCGAAGACCGCCCCGACAAACGCCCTTGGCTCTCCGACCTGCGCGAAAGCGGCGACATCGAAGCCGATGCCGACTGCGTGATTTTCGTGTTCCGACCGGTCGAGTACGACGAGAGGTTCGAACCGGCGGAGCTGATGGAGGCCATCGTCGCCAAGAAGCGCAACGGCAAACGCGGAACCGTACCGCTGGCATACGAGGGCGATTTCATGCGCGTCAGCGATTACCGCGGCGAATGGCCGCTGCACAAGGTATCGGAACGAATGCAGCGCCGGCCGCGCGTCTATCCGAACGGGGGGCTGGAGTGACACCAGCAACAAACAGGGAGGGGAATGAACAAGGTCAGCATCATCGAGCGACTGGAGAACTGGGCCAGATGGGCGGGCTCGGGGGGCAGGAATCGGGAGAGCAGGTCCATAACCATGACCGGCATCGTTTGTGATCGGCTGCGCAAGGCGTCGCTCGGAAACGTCTGGTCTGGTGTCCAGCCGAGAACAGAATTGGACGACTCCGATGCACAGCAGGTTGAGCAGGCATGGTCCCGGCTCGAGCCCCGCTACAGGGAGCTGCTGCGATGGTGGTACGTCCGCCGCGCACGGCCGGAGTTCATCTGCCGGCGGCTCGGGATCAAGCTCTTTCCGCGATCGGTGTTCGACCTGGAACTGAAGCGGGCGGAGAACGCCATCGAGAAAACGCTCGCGGGGACAGCATGCGCGCCGAAGTCCTGACCGATCTGCTGGCCAAGCTTGATGAATGCGACGCCGACGAAGAGGCAAAGGCCGAGTTTCGGAGAATCATCCTTGCCGTCGACGCATTCCACGGCGCCGACGTCACCGCAGGCGAGGAACGCATGCAGTTCGCTCTCCACCTCCTGAATCTCAAGGAATCACGGACCGTTGTTCGAGATCGGCTGATGAGCCGATACGGAATCTCCCGCGCGCAGGCTTACCGCTACATCGTCGAAGCCCTGAAAACTGTCTCATCGAGATGAGACGCTGACGTGCTGTAATCGTTGACATCGGATTTTTGAAGGAGAACCAAGATGCAAGCAGTTTATTTCGGCCTAGAGCTCAACAAGCGCGCGCCGGAACTCATCGGCTGCCTGTGTACAGAGCCGGATATCAAGTGGATCAACCTGCTGGATGTTTGCGCAGCAATGGCAGCCGGCGAAACCGTCACCATTCGGCCGGCTTCGGATGCCGAGATGAAGCGTGCAGAGGGGGCCGTGGCGCTTTACGAGATTGGCCAACAGCTTGGTGCAAAGATTGGCGAACTCCTGGACGGCAAGCCCAAAGAAGCGCTTGCCGCAATGACCGCGATTCGGGATGCTGCCGAGACTACCCTGAGCGCAGAAATTGCGCCGCTCAATTGGCTCGACAGCAAAGCGGAGAGCGGCAAATGATTCGCGAAGTGCTCGCGGCAGAGGTCCAGGATAGGCAAGCCCACTTCATGGTCGAATTTGCGCGTGCCGCTGCCTACAGCAACGGCATGTTCTCGGCGAGAGCGATCTTTGCGGAAGTCATGGCCGGCAGAGCCATGATCCTCGAAACGTCCGGCGGCATTGCGGTGATCGACTCCATGCAGGCAGAGGCCGGCCTGTTCGTGCGGATCGCAGCCATGGCCGGAAACGGCATCTCTGAATGGATTGCTGAAGTTGATCATGCTGCTATGGCACTTGCGAAGACGCTCAAGGCCGTTGGCGTAATTTCGCTAGGCCTACCGAACTCGGGGGCAGAAACGATCGAGCGAGGCTACACGATTACTCACATCGCTGGCTTCAAGGCGGTGGAGTTATCGCCCGATGGTGACGCAGTGGCGTGGCCGATTGTTGATCCGATGTCCAGCATCGACAAAGGCGGCAGCACTCCATTCGAGAACCAAGTGACCACAAGCAAGGCATTGCATTAGCGCAGGACCTGCGTACTCGGATAAGGAAATCAGCATGGCACTCAATCTGAACGGTCTGACATGGGAGGACCTGCTAAATCAAAGCCATGGTGCGACTCATGCCGCAAACACAACCTATATTCCTGGCTTTGGCCAAGATAACGGTCCGCAAACTGGAGGTGTCCGAGAGGGCGCGCTTAACTTCGGTGGCCAGAACTTCGACAACGCGCAATTCTTCTTCAATCCGAATGATTTTTCCTTCGGTGGGGCGCAGGTTTGGGACCCGGAAGATCCGAAGAACTATCACTATGCCCTGTATCGCAATCCCGATGGAAGCATAGGCCAGCAACGGCAACGCAATACGACGGACATGGATTTCGCCAAGGACATGGGGAAGTTCATCGCCGGTTCCGCAACGATGGGCGCTGGACTGACCGCAGCGGCTGGCGCTGGCGCGGGAACCGCTGGTGGTGGGGCTGGATGGGTTTCTGGGTATGACTTGCCCATGGGCGCAGACCTTACAGGCGCCGGTGTAAGTGGCGCATCTGGCGTTGCCGGAAGCGCCGCCAGCGGCGCAGGAGGGGCGGCAAGTGGTGCGGCAACAGCTACTGGAGGAAATGGTATGTGGGACACCCTTTTGGATAAGGGGCTGGATTTTGCAACGAGCAAAGCCGGCTCGACGATTCTTGGCGGCCTTCTTGGCGGCTTTGGCAGCAGCAGTCCGGGAAGCCAAACGGTCACGACACAGCAGGCCATTGATCCGCGCATGGCGTCGATCTTGTACGGCAACGGAACTACCGACACCGGACTACTCGGCAAGATCACCGGCCTGCTCGGCCAAGGACA